CCATTAGGAATTCCTCTATTGAACACTAACCCCTGAGTAGTGATTTCTATAGCGCCAAACTTTAAATTGATCTTAGGCGTTGGAATCCCCACAGTTTGGGTCAAGTTAATTCTAGGTGTATTATCATTAATATTTTCATTGGATACTACTCCACGCAAAAAATATTGACCACTACTAGTCTCATAGTACACATACCATCCAGAAGGTGTATTATTTACCTCTGCTTCTTCGCTCCTAACAAACCCATCTATAGCTGCATTATCTGGAACCTGAGTTAATAGATCTGTAATATCCACAGATAGTTTAGTACCTTTGAATAATATTTCAGATCCTGTGACTGACCATATAGACCCATTACTTGCAGTTCTATATACACCTTTTGTATTAACACCATTGGTACCAAACGGATCACCATTAAGTGGAAGTTCTGGGTAAGGTATTGTAGGTAAACCAAATGTATCAGCTAATCTATCCATGCCTTGTACAGGATACACAGAGGACAGACCTTTATCAGTAATATAAACAATTCCTAGTTCATATGTTTCGCCTTTCCAATAACCTAGATTATTATAAGAGAAAGTAGCGTTGGCATAGTTATACCCAGCTGTATCAGGACTTAATCCATCAGCACTACCAGTATTATCGTGATAGATATCAAATGTACCTTCATTGATTTTTAATCCAGCTGATAAAGTTTCGAAAACCGAGTTAGTTGAGTAGAAGTCCTCTGTATTGGCTACAACTAATCTATCGTTGGAGATAGTAAATGTCTTACTGTTACTTATTGTGGAGTATTTCAGAGTAAGTTCTTCTTTGTTGTAATTAGACACAGGTTCGTACCCAGTATGTACAATAGAACACTTACCGTTATTAATCTTATAAATTGTATCGACAACTAATGCAGTTGATACTGCATCAGCATCTCCACCTGAAATAGTGTAGTATAACTTTATCCCATAATAAGAGTCATCCAGGTTTTCTAATGTGAATCCTACTGATTTAGTAGTCTTCTTAAATTGAGACATACCGTAACTCGTAACATCGCTATTACCTTGATGCACGTTTACTAATCTAGATTCCTCTATGATATCTGTCTGTGCACCATCATCTTTCACATAACGGAAAAAATATCTATAACCTCCGGCTTCTAAACTACCCCCATCAAATACTCCATCAAATGTTAGTTTAGGTATACCTACAGAAGTAGGTATTAACTCGGTCTGATTAAAATACTTTTCGCTATATGAATTAGTACCGGTACCTGATCTATGAGATATCAACTCCACATTCTTACCATCTTCTAATACAGCAAATCTAGTGTTTATTAATCGTATAGGATTAATTTCATCTGTAATCAGAATATTAACAGACGAGTCGTATGATTTGGATAGACGCAGATCCACAAATCTACCTTCTGTAAAAGAAAGGTAGGCTGTTGTGAAATCCGAGTTAAAGTTTTCTTTTTCGAAATTAACTGATCCATCATGGAAGTTACGTAATGGTTTGTAGTTTTCTTCTAATGGAACTACACCTGTAGTACTTTGATTGTATGCAGGACTTGGGTATGTACCTATTTCGCCTATACTTGTAGATGGATTATAACTTATTATGTATATAACATTGTCTAATTCTGTTGCTACTATTGGTATAAATCCTTCCTTTAATAGAATAGTCTCATCATTAGAAGGATCGACAACTCTGGTAGTACCGTCTCGTTTCTGAAGTATTAACTGACTACCTGAACCAGCGGCAACAAAATCAACGTTCTTAGCATACACCATAGATTTGTTGTCGACTCTAAGTGGGTGTACATCGGTAACCATACCACTCTCGAAGCTATTTGTAGCATTAATCTTTGTTTGGTTTGCTGCCATTTGCTTTTATTTTATCTTTAAACTCGTTTATCTTGGTTCTTGTAAACTGATCTTCTTGAGAGCCTGGAATAAAGAACTTAACCTCAACAAGATTAGGACACTTTACAATCATCTCTCTACCAGTCTTTAGTAGTTTAACTGTTTTTAACATTCCGTCTCTACAAATCTTTTCAACAGATCTCTCTGTGATATCCGGAAACTCCTCATATACTTCTTGTAGTATATCGTCGAAAGTTATTATCATTGGTTCTTATTTATGATTGTCCAAGGTATCTTTCCTTCTTGAGCATTTTTAGCGGCCTTAGCTTTTAGTTCTTTACCAGCATAAATTATAATATCCTTACGTTTGTTCCTAGGACCGAAGTCTAGAACAAATCTTGGTACTTTAAAGTTAGCGGCCAGCAGATCATAACCTTCCAACTTACCCTTTTGTTTAGCTGCTATCACAGCTATCTGTGGCATTGGTTTTAACGCAAAGTAACCACTACTTTTACCTGGTAACATAACTAGATGTCCGTCAGCAACTTTAGCTAGTGCTTTCATAAGGAATGTAGTGAATATCTTCCTTACCAGTGCTGCATTATCATGAGTGTGGTATATCCTTTGGAGTTTACCTGCCCTAGCGGTTCTCTTCTTTTTGAGATACCTCTTTGTATTTTCTGGATCATTTGGAAAAATAGTTGTAAGATTTGGTACTCCATTTTTGCAATACTCTCCTACAACTACTTTAGATCCGGATGAATCGTACTTATAAATCATTACAAACCGAATTTGTATCTATTTCCAAATGTCTTTCTATCCCAAGATACCTTAATATCCAGCATTCTATCAAGTGCTTCGTCAGATATCTTTTCTGGTGTCTTAGCAGCTACCATCAATCTTACGGCTTCTGGTTGTAGCATTGCATATAATTTGTCTGCACCTTGTACGCGCTTGAACATCTCAATCTGAGCCTGCTGCAGCGCCAGATTAGCAGATATAGCTTCAACTTCTTTATCGTTAAGTAAAGGTAATCCATCCTCATCAATGCTTATAGCATCGTACTGTATGGCTACAACTCTACCAAAGAAATCCTGTGTGGTTAGTTTAATGAATCCATCACCAATAATGTAGTTAACAGACTCTCCTTCTGGATGTAGGTTATTAACTCTTGATTCATAATCATTTGTTAACATCCCTGCGCTTGGTCTAACTTCCATTACACGACCACCACTATTCATTGTGATAGTTCCAGAGTTACCCATAGCATCTGACATAGATCCAGACGTAACCGAATTAACAAACTCACAATCTTTAGGTAAGTAGATAATAAGATCTTGTGGAACTGTTACGGAATAGAACTTAGCATCAGTGGCTATATTACCTATTTCGCGCCATATATAATAAGCTTTCTCGATGAAGTCATCTTCTGATATAGTAATACCATAGCGACTCTTTAAACGTGCCTTTGCTGTCTTAAATGGCAAGTGATTTTTCTTTGCTCCTAATTCCATTAATATTTGTCTGTGTTAGTATTAGGTTCGTTAGGTTGAACAGGATTTTTATAATACATCAAGTATCTTCTGGTTATCTTTTCAATAATCATATCCTGAACAGATTGAGGAGCTGGAAACTCTTCATCATCCCCAAAAGCACCATCCTCATTCATTATCTGTAGTGGATCATTAGGAACAATTCTTACAGCCATTTTAGCTAAAGAGGAACCTTCAATACCAAATAGATAAACTATAGCATGCCCAGTATCATCTCCTGATAAATCGATATAACAATGAGGTCTATTACCTATAACCCTACTGTATCTATGGTCATTAAATGAAGCATCGTAATACTTTACAAAATCCATAGATAAATCTGCTGGTCCTAAGTATAGAATAGCAGTATCTGATACAGTCATAGATGGCATTGGAATCTTAATGAACGGTACGCGTTTAGATGGGTGACCACTTTCCAACGGGAATACTCCTAACTCAATATCTATATTGTCTTTTCGTTGAGCAAAGTAATGTGGATTAAATATACCAGCCTTAGACATATCTAAGATCAATGCATTCCACATGGTACCAATCTCATCTTTTAGTTGTTCGACAGAATAGGTAAAGTCATCTACTTCCTTTAACCCCTGCCCTATATGATTTCTTATGGCCGATGCCATTTCTTCTAAAGTCATGTTGGTATAAATTAAAAAAGGCGATAGGCGCATGGCCCATCACCTTCTTATTAAGAGTATTTATCGCTATAATTATGCTACGAAAGCTGCACCATTTGCAGGATTAGTTCCATTTGCAAGGAAGAAATCTGTGATAGCAGGAGCACCAGCTACCAACCAATCAACAAATAAATCAACAGTACCACCAACATTAAACAAGGATGTACCTTCTTTGAAGTATAAAGTGAATGTTTGATTTCTATCTGGAGTCTGAGCACCAGCAGCAGCAATGCTAAGATTAGCATGAGGAGCCCATGTTCCGGCTTGACCCTCTGTAGCTGTAGTTTTCATTTTCCAAGTGATAGCAGTGTATACAGCTGCAACATCTGGTCTTTCGCCTGCGCCGATAGTGTAAGCACCATCATTGTACTCGGTAGACATTTTTACATTTTCTTCCAAGTATTTACCGCTGGTACCAGGTTCTTTACCACAACGTTTCACAAGAAGTGTATCATCGACAGCGATGGCTGTTCCTAATGCAGTTTCGATAGTGATATCGGTAGCTGTCAGACCAGTTACTTTAGACTCTGCAGCTAAAACTGCTGTAGCAGATTTATCATACAGTTGGATTATATCACCAATGCGTAGTCCTGCTGTTGTATCGGTTACGATAGTGGTAGCATTAGCTAGAGTTACCTCAGGTACAGCTACAAGAGCGGCAAGATTGGTAGCAGTAACTTTATACCCGAAGATCTCATGTCTCTGAATGAATTCAGGAGATGTAGTAGAGAATGACAAGTCATCATAAAGCGATGTTAAGGTAACGATAGTTGCACCATCAACAGTAGTTGTAGCTGCTGTGAAAGGAAGTTTAGCGTTACCAAATTTAAGGTTATAATTAGTGAAAGCTGCATTGACTTTACTAGCAACAGTAGCTGCTGTGTCTGTGGCATCTAACACCAATTCGAAAATCATTGGACGACCGCGTCTGATGAAGTCTGTTGCCCATTCGGAAGCTGATCTACTAGTTAATACTCTTACGTGAAATACTACACCAACACCAATTTCACCAGCAGCAAGGCCGATTGTAGTTGCTGATGGCATTACCATGCGTAAAACTGCTTTTTCACCTGCTACGTATCTCTGACCGTTAGCTGAAACGATGTTGGTCTTTTTGAAAGAACCGAACCCTTTGATAGTAATAGCATCATTTGCTACTGCAAAGGCTGTACCATCGATTTTTGTAAAAGGAAAGAAACTCGTAGAGTTCACAATTGCCTCTTTATTCCCAAGTGTAAACATAAGAAAAAATTAATTGTTGTTATTAATTAGACTGACTGTCTTGATTATTTGATTGTTGTCTTTGACGATTACCGCCCATTGCTGCTGCTAGTTCGACTGGAACTGTTGGAATCTCTTGGTTAAATTGCGGGTGTGAACCGGCTCTTGGACTTCCCATATTTTCGAGCATGTAATCGGTAACTCTTCTAACTATTTCGTTTTTTAAGTAATCTGGAAACTCTAATACCTGAGATGTATCTGCTCCTGCTGTGAAGATGTCGATATCGTTCAGCATTACAATTTCCGGGATTTTAATATAATCAATAACTACTTTATCTAGAGTTATGATAGGGTTTAATTTCCCAACATGAACCTCGATCTTTGGTTTGTTTTGATAAGCTTTGTAGGTAGCTAAATCAGTAATCTTTTCGATACCAGCATTCATGGTATTATCATGAACTCTATAATAAGGCCTATTAAAATTAGGTCTCATATACACGTTATTCTGAATAACGTTCTGAATATCAAATGTCATTCTCTTACCACCATATACCAAGTACGCGCCCTGGCCGTTTGGTTTTATTCCTTTCCAGAATACTCTACACGATAAAATATGAAGGTAATCTGATGAAGGTAAAGACAATTCTAATATACCATCGGATGTTTCTACTTCAATACCAACTTGGTAGTCGTAAATTAATCCAACATTAAGAGTTTTTAAATATAGTTCCTGACCAACTACTGCTGCACTAATATCCGAAGTGAATGTAACTGTATACGGGTATGTATCTGCAGATATTGCTGATACAGTGAATTCAGTTACTGCAGAAGGACTCAATTTCACAAGAGACCCAACTGATAGATCAGCTACAGAACTTACATTTAATTTAGTTGGTTGTCCTACAACTTTACTATACACTTTCCCACGAATAGGATTGTATGTAGCATCTGTTCTAGCGACACCGGTATTGTCTTTATTATAGTTAAATTTAGCATCTTTTAGAAGTACTCTGAGGTCATCAGAAAGTTGCTGATTGACAGCAAAGAAGTTGTACTTTTCATTAGTGAATGCTAAGATTGCTTTGTTAAGCATGTAGTTGAATTCTTCTACAGTAAACGTTGCGGCATTCACCTTGTTTATCTCAACGAGTACTGCTTCATATACTTCTCTAACTGTCATAGTGTGTTTTATTTTTTACCAGCCTTCAGTGGTGCAGGTTCTGGAGTAACAGCAGTGGTTTCAGCGAAATATTCAGGGTTGGTTTCCTTCTCTAGTAATTCAACTAGATATTTGTTTCCGGTATCCTGTAGCCATGAGATACATGTGGCTTCCGTCATTCCCATTACTGTATTACCATAACGGTACATACCAGAGGTGTCTATTGTTACGATGTTCATTTTCTTAGCCTTAAGCAACAATAGGCGCAAAGAAACGTCGTTACTTTCATAGATTGCTAATATCTTATCAGGATAAGTTTCAGCCTGTTCAATCAAGAACTCTTTAATAACGATCGGACTTTCACCATCCATGTTGACTCCGAGCAACTCTGCTCGTATTGGGTAGTATGCACTATTATCTGCTAGGATATAGGATACTGCTTTATGCTTTTTCTCTTTACGAGATACATTTATTTCAGCTTGCTTGTTCTCCATGTGAATGTAATATTCAGCACCAGGAGTAAACTGACAATCTTCTTCTGTAGCAGCGATACATGGACAATATTTAACCCATTCCCAAGTTACTTTCTGAGCGTCATCTGTTAAATCAAATGATGTACCATCCTGAATTGTAAACTTGCTATGTGGCTCAGCCCAATATACCAATTTCTTTTTTTCTTCATCGGATAACCGTGGTATGCCTTTATACCATCCAGTAATTTTATCCTTAACAGGTTGAACAGTAGTCTTACCCGTTTTATACACTGATTTTAACTTGATAATTTTATCGGTTGGTGTACCATTCTCAAGTTGTTCAATTTTGGTTATCAATCCCTTCATCTTTCCTTATTGTTAAAATTAAACCCCGGAGCCTATTACAGCCCCGGGATTTGCATTTATTTAATATTAGAATAATTCAATATTTTCTTTTAAGATAAATGATTTATAAGGTACGAATACAACGGCACAACTATATCCTAAGATATGATATTCTGAACCGTGAACACCGGTTGATACGGTACCAGATGTTTTACCATCTTGTCCACCCATACCATTAACATAACCTTCAATAAACTCACTGCCTTCTACAGTGAAAGAAGCTATATTTGGTCTTCCGGTTTTAAGATCAGCTGTAGTATCTAGGAAGATACCGTAACCGAACATGTCGAACTCTTGTGAAAGAGCACGGTCAGGGATAAATGTGATTGTGTTACCTTGGAATGTGTAGCTTGCAAATTCAGCACCCACTTTGATTTTTCCACCCTTTTCTTTCGAATATAGATAAGAAGCATCGTTAGGAGCATTGAAGCGGTAGTCACTTTTACCAATTTTTCCAAACTGGTTGTACATACGTTCGTTACACATTACAACATAGATGTTTCCTGTAGGTCTATCTGATTTTTCAACCATAGAAGCCATAACGTCATCAAGAACTTCAGAAGTTAATTGGCTATACAAGAATTTATCGCAGTATCTTTCAATTTGTGGGATGATACCATCGCCCATTGGTACGTCGCGGCCCTGTTCGTCTTGGTCAAGACATTTACCGTTAACGTCAAAGTTAGTTTCTGAGAAAATGCTAGAGTTGTTCTTAGCCATCATGAAAGTGTCCAAACAGTCTTTTTCATGACGGTGCATTTTGTAGTATTCAACTTTGTCTTTCTTAGCTAGTTCCAAGTAAACTTTTTCTCTGATTTTGTAGTCAGCTGATACACTTTCAGAAGCACGATGCCTAGACATCTGGTTTCTGTGGGTTTCTGTGTTGGACAGATACTTGGTGTAACCTCTCTCTGATAATTCAGGGTGATAGTTAGAACGGTATCGTGTTGAACGATTACGTTTCAGGAAGCGTGGGTCAGCATACTTGCCGAGGTCGTTTCCTACTAAAATAACTGTGTGCTGCCAGCGTTTAGCTGATAACTGTACAGGAGGAGCGATAACCAACAACTGCTGTTTGTTTTCCAGCGTGAAGGTGTCGTTCTTGTCATAATACTTCTGTTCAAGAATAACAGTGAAAGGAACTTTAGCAAGACCTGGCTGTGCAGCCGTTACGTCTTCTACAATGGCTACTTTATGGATGTAGTTAACATCGATGTCCCATTGTACTGCCATAGCATTAATCGGAGTGAAATCCGAGCTAGATCCTTTAGGGTTAAAATAAACGTTGCGCAAAGCATCTGTAAGAACAGTGATTGCTAGATCAGGATATAGTGTTGCCACTAAACCTAATTTGTGGGGCTTGTCCGAGTTCCCATCTCGTAGACCATATCTTCAACCTTTATATCTCCAATAAAACCCTTTATACTCTACACCATCCATACAAGCTTTTCTAACTTGTCTAGCATTGTTTTTAAATCCTAATGATTCCGATGCCAATCTAGATGATTCATATTCTTCAATTACCTCCCCATTTAAAATCTTTTCTACTATCTTAGATGTAGTTTTAGAGTCTACGGGCGATAATTGTTGTATATTATCTGAGTAAAATCTCCACTGGTAGTCACCAGCTGTCTTATTATGTAAATGATTATTGCAGCAAGCAGATATATTTTGTGACGGTATATTGGTATGAGATGATGCTAGTGCAATACTATTAAACTCTCTCATTCTATACCCACTCTTGGAATACTGTACTACCCATATAGCATTTGTTTCGCCTTTATTGCTGGGTATTCTCAAACGTACTGTAATCGTTTCAGAGTAACACATATCTGAATATCTCCAAACAAACCCTCCAGCTGTTATACTGATTTCATTAGCTGAGTCAATAATATCAGGAATTCCAATTCCTAGCGCATTGTGTGCTTCAGTCAAAGAATTCCATATCTTGATTCTTTTCCCTTCCAGAGAATATTGAGTCACAGATCGTACTTTAGCTTGTGGACTACTACCACCCAATGCTATATTATAGGAATTTTTATCCGCTATAAATGCTTTATTAACTAGAATCTGTTCGAGGCTATATGCCTCCTCCTCTAGATCAAATATAGCTAATGTTGATCTGTAAAAACTTTTGTACCCATATTTATTAATGGATCTCTGAAACGGTGTCTGTGGGTTATTAATATGAAAGGGTTTATCTACCTTTGTAGGCACCTTAACTCCATTTCCTATATAACCATCAAACTCGTAAGGTGATTGTGTCTTGTGAACTCCAATATACACCTTACCATTTTTAAGGTTTGTTGTGCAATAAACAATAAATTTCATAGGTTGCTTCTTATTTCGGGTTTCCCCTACGTGCTAGGCACTGGCCGTTGAACTCTACCCTATTACCGGGTCTCAGCTGCTGATCGCTCTAAATGATAGTTTTTCTAACTGTCACGCTTGAATTTTCATTCTACGTTGTAGTACCATCACAATCCCGAGTTTCCAGCAATTAAAGAAGTGTTTAAATTAAGATCTCTCTTAAAATGGGCGACTATTCACCCAGCAGCGTATTGAAATGCTGCACTGTACGTGTGTCACCCATATTGTGGATGACTGTTTTTCTATCTACTACTTTCATTTGTAATTATTAATTATTATGTAATGAGTTCCAATCATCACTGTCTTCTGCTTGGTTTCTGTTGTTACCAGGCTTAGGATCACTACTAGCAGTAAATGAGCGGCGTTGAGTTTGACTGTCTCCAGTACCTAGAGCGTCTTGGCGTCCTCGTTTGTAAGCCAGAGACTTTTCCTTCTTCCAATACTCATCTTTCTGTCTAGCGATATCTTCGCCATAGTAATACCAAAATGCTGCATTAAACAATTTAGTTGGGTCTGAGAACACTTCCCCTAGAAACACGGAGTCACCATCATCATTAACTTCCAGTACTCTATCCAGAAGACTATTCTTTACATCATCATTTAATTGAACACCACCAATGTCGTTAATACCCTGTACAGTTTCTACTACTAACCTACGTTGATTGTCAAGTTCCTGTTCATGAAGCTGAGCTTCTTGTGACTGTGCCTCTCGTGAGGATTGAACTTGTGTTGCATCAAACTGAGCTCTTAGTGTAGCTGCCATTTTGGTAAAAGTACTAGTCTCTTTCGCGACCCGTAAACTTTCTTCTAACTGTTCTGGTGTTGCTTCAGGGTCACTTTGTCTAAGGAATGCCAAGTAGACATTATCATCAGACATTGCTTTGTAATCCACTGCTGCAGACTGCTGATAAGCTAATAAGGTATTAACACGTTCTGTAGCCATATTTTCTATAAGCTCGTCGATGGTTAAGTTATTAGCACGGAGATAGTTTATCATTCCTACCTCATTATCATCAAGTCCATATTGTTCTTCTATTGAAGAAGCATTCGAACCGTGTAATTGTTGTAATATTTCTGCTTGTCTTGCAGGCTCTAGTTCATTAAAATGAGTTGATGTACCATCTTCGAAATCGATCATTCCGCCTTCTATATCAAACTGTGATAGATATAACTCTATCCCTGACATGTCGGTATTATCGACATCTACAGGTTCGTCATCATTAGCGGCAGACTCATCATCATCCATGTTTGGAGTGATTGGAGGTGTTAGATCGAGGTCGTCATCATCATCTGTTGGTACAGGGTTTGCTGACGGAGTATGTATATCATCATCTTCTAATTCTAGACCTGTGGGTGGTGGATTCACATCATCGTGCCATTCATCCCATTCTGCTTCAATTGCCATATTCTTCCAGTATTATAGTAATATTTATTTAGTTTATAGTAATTTATTGTTTTCTTCTAGTACGAGGTCGACTTTCTGTCAACTTTTTCCATGCTCTTGTTAAGAAGAACGATACTGTTGTAGCTACAAAGGTTGTTAGAACAACCCATAAAAGATCTACAACATGCCCAAGTGTGGCTCCAGATGATATTGACATAGCGTATGTTTTCACATTACCAATGTACTCTGGCGGGAAAACACCACTTGCACCACCTATACCACTTCCTGTAATCCACGAAAATAAAGTTGATCTATCTTTCACCATTTCAAGTAAATTGTCCATAATTATAAAAAAGTTAAACCGTGTAACACTTCATTGTAATGCTAGATAGCACAACTTATAGATACAAATTACTTTAAAAAGTACTTCAATACTACTGACTGACGTAAGTCTAGAGGTAGTGATGAAGGTAATTTGCTTCTTTCAAGCTTATACAACTCAATGTCAGAGGGTTCAGCTAAAAACGCAGTTTCTATGTCTGATTGTGCTTTCTGCATCTCTGTGTACGACTTTTGTTCGTCCTCAGGTAATTCTCGTACAGCCAGTTTCATGGCCTCATACCAATCGGTAATATTACCTTCTTTAGCTAGCTCCGATGCACGTTTACTTAATTCAACCGAAGCCTCTAAGAATGCTGGATCAGCAGCAACCTTTAGAGCCTCACGAATTTTAGTAACTGACGATGTTAATCGTTCTGTGTTCTCTATTAAGCATAAATGATACTCGAAATCCTTAACATCAGTAGGTAAAGTATTTAACGCTTCTTGTAAGAATAGTACTTCTTGTCGTGTAATTTTTTCTATTGACATATTAATTCTTATTAGATTATTAATGATAGTATTATAGTAATAATATTTTACTTTGTACAACCTGTTAAAATAATTTATAATTGTTTGCTTACGTTTGCTAGGTAAGAATTCTTCTTTGCTAACTCGTTAAATTCGTATGGATTTAAGTACTCATAGAAATGTGAGGGCCATATCGCATTAAGAGCCCGAATAACCAATTCATAACAGTAATGCTGTTTGTCTGTGGTATTACCTTTCCATTTACCTGTGAAGATCTTTATAGTATGCCATATAAAATTAGATAGTTCATATGATTTACCAATCTGTACAGATAGATAGCTTAATATCGATCTTTTCTGACGATCCGAAATGTTTATTTTTATAACCTTAACAACTGCTGTTTTATTCTTTTTCTTAGTATACCATTCAGATCTAGGTATACAAACTACTTTTGGGTAATCGGCTTCATATATAAAGTCGGTATCCGCATCATATACTAATGCATGATTATAGATAATTTTAGGGACATCTACACCATTTTTAATACAATAAAGTCTCATTCCTAACTGAATAAGTCTAGCTGTAAAGTTCTTTGTGTTAACTAACCAAATTTCCATAACAAAATGTTTACACTGTTATTATATCGCTACCTGCTAATAGCCCATCCTCATACCTATATAGTGTAGTACTTATATGTACACCATTATCAAAGTTGCATATATCAACCTCTACAATAGTACCCTTTACCCGTGTATTAGCATGATACACCTCCATATTATCAGAGTATTTTACAGATGAATAAGTTGTAGTGGTATCATTATAAATCGTTTCAACTCTACCGGTTACTATACCATCTGTTAGTTCTATGTCGATTACCTTAATAACCTTACCATCAGAAGTAGTGGTTAGAGTTATTCCTTTTAGTACACCACCAACAACTCTATTCGAACTTATGGTAATTATCTCAGGTACCCTTACATCAATATTAACAGGTTCTTCCTGATAATCCTCTCCTATAGGTGGTATTTCGACAGCAAAACTGGCACTCTGAAATATTGGGTATAGTGTTGAATTTCTTAAATTTAGCATTTCAGTATAATCATCTTCTGAAAATACACTCGGTTCAGAATTAACTAATGCTCTTCTTATTTCTAATAAGGTGTCATTTACCTTCTTAACAAGAATATCTCCGTGTCTAAAAAACTCCTCTACAGCATTAAGATTATTTCTAAACTCCTGGTAGATGTTCAATCTTTCGTTATCAATTTCTATTTCTGTCATGTTAATTGTTTTTTATATTTCGTTTAGTTTTGTTATTGAAATACCATTCCATTTAGTAATGGTTATACCATTCCACTTTTTACCGACGTCAGTCAGATTTAGTACGACAATATTAGAATAATTTGGTGTAGTATAATCCTGATACATGATAATGGCCTGAGAATTAGAGTTTGCCGTTACATTAAGAAAGTTAACCACTGAATTACTTGACCCTGTAATAAGTACTGGAGTATCCATAGAGGGTGTATACCCGGATAATGATATATAGGTTATATACCCATAAAAACTTTCTGTATCGTATTGAACAGCTAAAAAATCTGTTGTAGATAATGCTGTTAGACAATTTGTGTAATTCCGTCTGGTACTGATACCTGATATAGGTGATGTATTCTGAACTGTTATAACAGTTCCTGAAAAGGAGCATATGTATAGATTATCAGCCCCCATAACCGCGAATGATGTTAAACCTAATGCTACGGAGCTGATTGCCGGCTGGTAAGTTGCTGTACCATTTAGAGCATAGTCAGTTTCTACTGAAAGTGTTATAGTAGTCCCAGATATTGTTAGAATTTTAGAGTATAGAAACTGCGAACTGGTTCTATAGTAACTGACTACTGCAACTGTCGACGATAGCACAGTTACAGTGAGTGCTTCTGTTAGGTTATCGGCATAGTAATCTACAGCTACAGCATCTCCAAATGTTATAGCTAACCCAGATACAGTACCAATTTTAACGTATGCTTGGTTGTTTATATCATCTGTATAGACGTATAAAAAATCACTTGAGGTAACTTGTGTTGTATAACCATACCCAGTACCAGTATACGCTGTATATAGTGGTCCAATAGATATATCAGTACCAGACACAGTCCCAACAGTATTCCATGCCTGAGTTCCATCTTCATTTACAGCGCCTAGAGCACAAGTTGTTGGTGTTAAAGTGCATACAGTAATAGAAATTGGTTGAGTTGATGTAAGTACAGGAGTTCCATAACTAACAGAAGTTCCTGATATTGTTGCAACTACAGCATAACTATAGTAATCGGTAGTTGGTACATAATGAACCACATACACAGAATCAGATAGCTTAGCAGTAACAGAACGATAGCATGGGCCCACGTTAAATACTTGCTCATCACCAAAAGTTATTATTTTGGTCATATTATTTTTCTCCTATATCTGTTGATGGGTTAAATATTAATTTAGTCGAACTAAGTGCTATCCCGATCTTTTGTATCTGATTACCTGTTGTACTGGGTTGAGTACTTGTAATTGCGCCGGCAGTTGATGCACTTAACCATATATTTGCAGCAGCAAAGGACCAACTATCATATCTTACGTAACCATTTAAAAGTACAATTCCAGCAGCATTAGCAGATATACTGGCCATGGCCATAACTACAGCAGGAGTAGTTGTATAAGCATCTGCTTTAGCTTTCCAATACTTACCATCTGAAAACTTTAAATATAGAACATCACCAAAAGCAACAGCTTCGCCTACTGTTACTGTGTCTATAGTACCTGTGTATGAGTTATTAGCAGATAGTGCGGTGGTTAATGACATTGTGCTTATTGATACATTACCAGTTAAAGTCCAATTAGTACCATCATGTTGCGCCTTAATTGCTCCTGTACCGTTTGCTAGTATAATGTTATTGGTTAAAGCAGCAGCTAATCCTACCACGTTAGCCCCTAATATAGTATTACCAGAACCAGTTATTAATCCTCTAGCTGCATTATAACCAATAACAACGTTGTTATTACAATTTCCAGCGTTATGCTGAGCCCAGTATCCTATACCAACATTACTATAACCGGTACACTGCTCAAGTGACTGATACCCAATAGCAATATTTTTACCACCACCCATACCAAGTCTGCCGGCCTGATTACCAATACCAATATTGTCATTACCACCACCACCCTCAAGTGCCCTATATCCTATACCAATATTACTATAACCACTAGTATTACTAGCAAGAGCATTAACCCCTATTGCTAAATTATAATAGCCAGTGTTATTAGAATAAAGGGATCCATACCCTACACTAATATTATTATATCCGGTAGTAGTGTTAATAAGTGCATTAACACCTATACCAATATTATTGTTACCTTCACTTGTCAATGTCCCAGTTACCTTACTATTAGTAGCACCACCCAACCAAGCATTTCTATCAAGACCTCCCCAACTATAATCAGAAACCATTAGCTTAGAACCTATGTAGTAGGCATTTCTAGCTGAACTTGTATATGTTCCGTTTATTCTTGCATTAGCTACTTGGTTAAGGGCATTCTGATTCTGTATGAAAGTTGTACTCAAAGAGACCCCTCCTACTGTTGGCATATTGGTACTTTCGATATCAGTTGACCACAACTTAGCTAATCTGTTTGTAGTATCGCCAATGGTTTGTGGTGTAGTCTGATCAAGGTTAACTTTTAAAGAAATATCACCATCAAGCTCAGCTATAGCTGCTTGAACATTAGTGGATCCAATAGTTCCGACAGGAGCTAGAGTAACATTGGTTGCTATTACAGAACCAGAACTAGCAACAGAAGCTGTTGTGGATAATTTTCTTATATCTACTACTTCTCGTAAGGCCGCATATTTACATAATGCACTATAAGGTTGTGGGTTAGAATGTTTTACATGATAGATTAATTTGTATAAAGGTCTAATCTCATTGTCCTTTATAGTAGAATATTGTGCTCGTAAGGTTTCCCATGAATGAGTACGGGCATCAGTTATTGATGTGAAAGAAGTCGACGCGGATACTGACTTAATAGCGCTACCAATTCCCCTGTCACTCAAGTTATATAAATAGTATACTATAAATGTATCATCTGGGGTATCGGTTGCAACACCATTAGTATCTACAAATTGAGGTCTGTTGTTACCAGAGTTCCATTTGAATGGATATGCGGTTGCCGGAAAAAAATCTAATCTACCAGCTGCATCATTAGTTCTAATTTTAAATAAACCAGAGTTAGTAGATGTAAGGGATGCGGCTGTTGTAATCCCCATATTCTGTTCAAAGTAAGCCGTAGGAGTCGGGTTATTTGTAACAATCCAGTCTAGGCCGTCATCACTACATTTACCAGTAGTTAGCGATATTACAGAATTTCTACCATCTATATTAGGATCACCACTAGGTATCGCATTATGAATTATATCTAATCCAGTCTCGTATATTGAACCCTGGGCGTGCTTCCATGCATGATCACCAGCACTAATATCATTCCTATGAGCCTCAAAAGATTCCACAACCACCCTAGCATTTCCTACAAGTGTTGAATTCCAGTAGAATCTATATACTGTTGCTATAATATTAAAATCTGACCACGTAGTTTGTGTAGTAATAGGGTTGCCATTACCATCAAAATAGAAATACCATACACCTGTAGTATCTGTAAATGCTGGAAATATAACTGGGTTAGATTTCTCATGTTTTACCACTATACCATTACCATCAGTAAAAAATCTAATTGGATTGGCTGCTGAAATAGTTTGACCACCTTTTACAGTAGCTATGGTTAAAGTACGAGCTGTAGCATCTATAACGATATCATTCGGAAGAATAGGACACATCTGGCATATACCTACATTCTGCATTGATTTTAGCTCTAATGCATCTGTTATGGTATTTATATTGTACTGACTAGCTCTATTAAGATCTACTAATATCTGCCCGGTGGTATTATGAATACTACCATAGAATCCAACTACTACTGTCTTATTAGGATAGACTGGTATTGTTGGAGTAAACTGACCGTTAGTTCCTAAATATACCACACCGGCTAAAGATCCCGCAGAGGTATCTATATCATGTATAATACCAGCCTTAGTACCTAATCCAACAGACCCATTAGGAATGTCCTCAGTAAGCATTAAGTCAACATATGCAGAATTTTCCGTAGAGTTATCTGCGTATATAACAGTATAATAATCATTAACAGAATCATACCCAGTTACTTGTACTAATCTACCATTAAGTAATGTAGATCCAGTATTGTTTTTAACTGGCAATACTTGTTCTTGGTTAAGTTGTAGAGTTGCTCCGGGTACCTTTAAATCAGCAGTCATATCATGGGCATTCCATCCGATTTCTCCAATAGCTAAAGTGTTGGAAGCCGCTGTATCTAATTGTAATTTAGATGCCTTTAAAGCGTAATTACCTAGATTAACATTGGTTGTCGCGCCTGTATATGGAACGTATGATCCTGTATGTGTATGATTACCATATGCAACCTGATCAACACCAGTACCAATGTCACCACTAGCTAGTAATGCCTCGAAAGTAACCTGTGGAAAGTCAGTGTGAACATACTCATCAGTACCAGCATCATAAGTGATAGCGCGTCCATCGGACATCGAGCCAACATCGACTATTTTACCTGCTAGTGTATTTAAAACAACGTTAATTGAGTTTTGTATTGATTTCATATAGTATTGTGTAAAGCCTGCTTGAAGTAACTAGACCTATTTATTATAGTAATTTTAACATTAGAAATTTCTAGACAACAACATAGATCTGGTATATCATACAATTAGGTATAGTATTGAAAAAGCGCCCCAATCAGAGCGCTTTTATAATCAATGTAGATATTATCTATGGTAACGTTGTAAAACTTATTTCCGCTCCATAAGCTGTTCCAGCACTATTGGTGGCATAAGCCCTCACATAGTAAGTAGTGTTAGCAGTCAACCCGGTTATTGAACTAGTAAATGAGCCTAACCCAGTACCATTTGTGGTTTTGCTGTTTGCAATGGTTGGTCCTGACGTTGTTCTCCAACAAACACCTCTAGCTGTTATATTACTAGTCCCATCAGTTAACACATTTCCACCCGAAGTGGCAGTCGTTGTTGCTATTGCGGAAGCTGCATCAGTTGCTGCAAGAGTAGCAAGTACAATTGAAGTAGTTACGGTAAACCCTTTAGCTATTAGTCCATTTCTTTCGGCTATACCATTACACCCACCAGAGGTGGCGTCAGGAGTCGCATTAGTTCCGTTAATAAGTATGACCCTACCAGTGAAGGTACCCTGTACAGCTGTACTATTTATATCCCTGAGAACCTGGTTAACTACTGCAGCAGACCAGCCATTATTTTGAAACTGCCAATCAACGGAATTAACAGCGCTCGAAAGTTTTGAAAAATCGACATAGCCTAAAGAACAGTTATAAAGATAAACCTGTCTGAATGTTCCGGTAATTGCATTGGCAAATGTTATTCCAGTTAAATTAGGATTCGAATATAAAATTAAGGAGGAAGACGAGACCCACGAGGTAAACATGGATAAATCTAAAGTACCAGTGAGGTTACAGGTATTAGCTTGTATCTGATTAAATGTTCCGGTTATTGTACTTGCAAATGTTATTCCTGTTAAGTTAGGATTAGAGCGAAACGCTACGAAAGCCGACGTAGTCCACGAGGTAAACATGGACAAATCTAAATTACCTGTAAGATTACACGAATAAGCTTGTATCTGACTTAATGTTCCCGTGACGGTGTTGGCAAATGTTATTCCTGTTAAGTTAGGATTCGAATAAGCATATAAGGCGCCAGCCACGCCAAATGAGGTAAACATGGATAAATCTAAAGTACCAGTAAGATTACATGAATTAACTTGTACCGAATTGAACGTTCCAGTTATTGTGTTAGCAAATATTACCCCTGTTACGTTAGGATTCGTTCCCACGGCAATATTGGCACTAGTTGACCATGAGGTGAATTGTGATAGGTTTAAAATACCAGATAAGTTATTGCTGAACAGGTAAAGGTTACCCAATGTACCTGTACCGGTAATGGTATTAGCAAAAGTAACGCCCGTCATTAATGGATGCCCAGTCACTGCTATTTGAGCAAAAGCTGATACTTTCGTAATCATAGATAAATCTAAGACTCCAGTAAGATTACCCGTTTGCAAGATAATTGATGAGATAGTGCTGCCGGATAAAGAAGCAGGCAAAACTAAAGACGTTAATAAAGCATTGTTCGACGCTGATATTATGACATTATTTGCTGAAAAAATCAGATTTGATAAATCAAGAGCTCCTACTAAATTATCTGCATCTATTGCAAGTTGAGTAATGGAAAAATTATCTTTTCTATATAATTTTACTGTTTTCGTTGTTGAGCCTGCGTAGTAATGCGAAATTGATGTATCATTTACCATTATTGAACCGTCACCTAAATCCCAGGCATATTGACCAGATGTAACTGTCAAAGTTGGGTCAAACGTAACACCGGCCCCTGAATTAGTCTGGAAGGTAGCAAGCAAAACCCACCCAGACGATGGAGCCAATGGGTCTAATCTATACCCAGCTGCTGGGCAAATTGTAGCAGGATCTGTTACTACAGTTTTCACTACAAAATCTTGT